GGATCTGTTCCGTCTGGGCAGCAGCGCGGTTGGCGTAGCCTGCCGTCACGCCAGCCTGATTGATCCTCTGCTGCTCCAAGGCTGCCTGCACTAAGGACCGCTGTTGCAGCCCCTCTTGCTGCATGCCTTCACGCTGCAGGTTGGAATTGATCTGGTTGGTGGAATTTTCCAGACCGGCTTGCTGGCCACGGGCCGCAAGGTCAGCACGCCCAGCATCAAGGTAGGCAGCCTGGGCAAGAGACGGCCCATTGATCCGACCACGGCGAGAATCAAACCGACCGCCATTGTTCGTGATCGAGCTGGCCGACACCTCCAGGTTTCGCAGGTTGTTGCGTGATTCCCAGTCGTTGCCGCTGTTGGCCACCTGGGGTGCTTGGTACTGTGGAGGCTGCGCCGCTGGCGATTGCGAGAAAGCGCGCTGCACCAAAGAGCCGCCTCCACCGCCTTCCATATAGCCGCCACCTGGTGCTTGACCGTTGACATTGATATTGCCCGCCACGTTGGTACCGCTGTAGCTATTGCCAATGCGCGACACCAGACCAGTTGCTGCTGGAGCTGCTGCAGGGGCTGGAGGCGGAGGAGCAGCGGCGGGCGCAGATGGAAGCTGCGACAGATCAGGCGGGCCGGCGAATCCTTGGGGCTGGCTATTTGTACCAGGCTGCATACTTGGGGCAGAAGACTCGCCAATGCCGGGATACCACGGCATGCCCTTGCTGGCAGCAGCTGCAGCAGCAGCCGTTGCATTCTGGTTGCTCTCGAAGCGGGCCCCTACCTTCGCTTGCTGGTCAGCAGTCAAAGGGAAGCCGGAATATTTCATGGCAGCATCATTTGCACCAGCAATCGCGCTGGCTGCCGTGGGCCGAGGCTGCGCCACCTGCATACCCGGATTGACGGCAGCACTGGCCGCATCGCCAAAAGCATTAGGCTTGGGTGCCGAGGGCTGCGTCATAGTCGGTGCGATGTTCGCCGCATCAATCAGAGAGCGGCGTGGCGCCGTTCCGGCAACACCCGGGGTAGCAAACCTGTTCAGAGGATCTGGATTGAAGTCTGGTTGTGGGTAGGCCATGATGGCTCCTTCCTGTGGTCTGGTTCATCAAGCAATGGGGCCTGGAATCGACACATGACCAGACCTCACCCACTCTTCATTGCGGCCGCTGGCCTTGCGTCCAAACTCAGATTCGAAGTTGGCCAGGGCAACTGCAGCCTTGGATGGATCGAAAATATCGGAGTCTGTGCGACCGTATACCCGGTACAGCATCCAGTTGACCAGCGCTGGATGCAGCTCCTGTCGAATCTCCGGCTTGTCGTTGCCATCACGCATGGGCCTGAGTGGGAGACGTTGCACCGTCAACTTGATAGTGCACTCCTGCGCTGTCACACCTTCGGTCAGCTCATGTGCCACGGCGTTCACCACAGGGCGGTTACGTGTGTTCCAGTTGGTGTTTGCAGCACCAAATGGCAGGTAGCGTCGATACACCACAGTCTGGCCATTGTTCTTGGGCAACTGGCGTTGCATACCAGTAATACCCAGCACTTCGGTGGCCACGGCATGGGCGAGGATCTCGCCCTTGATCTTTCCAATTCGCTCCGGGGGGAGCGCTGTCGTAAATCCAGGCATTTTCAACTCCTTGCGTTATGGGGTTCAGAGCCCCAGGGTCCGCTTGAAAGCGGCTTCCATTGCATCCATTTCGGTTGGCGCAGCTTGAGGGCGAGGGGCATTGCCGCTTGGGGTCGTGGCCTTGGCCAGGCGCTGCTGGCTCTTGGCAGCCTTGTCGGTCGCAGCCTGACGGGCGGTTGCCCACTGGTCGTACTGACCAATGACCGCACCGAGCCCATCGGCTGTATCAGCAGTCTGGTAGGCCTGCTGCACCTGCTCCCCTTGCGATGCCAGCCACAGACCAAATTCCTGCGACTGCACCTTCTCACGCCAACCGCTGTGCACGCGATCCATCACGGCCAGCTCAAAATTCGCAGGGTCATGCTCGGCCGCTGTCGCTGCATTTCCCGTGGCCACGGGCTGATGCGCTTCTGCTGGCGGGGCTGCCGCTGGTTGAGGCTGGGCTGTACCAAATCGAGCTTGGACGTACTTGGCAACATCGGGGTAGTCCTCCTCGAACTGCTGCAATTCAGCTGGCAGCTCGGGAGCCGCAGTGGGCGCCGGGGCTGCTGCCGGTGGCGTGGGAGGTGATTGCAGGCGGCTATTAAGCTCGCCGATCTTCCCGTTCGCCCTGCGCAATTGGAGCTTGAGACCATCCACCTCAGAGGCCGATGCCAGCAGGCGTTGGACCTCGCTGCGCTTGAAGCCTTCGAACACCACCGGGTCATCCTCTGGTACCGGCGTGGAAGGGCTTTCACCCTCACCAGCCGGGGCCGCAGGCGCTGCAGCGGGTTCATTGGCAACAGGCGCGGCAGACTCTGCTGGTGCTGGATCAGCTGCGGGGGCCTCGGCCACCGGCTGAGCGGGGGCGGCGGCAGGCAGTTCAATACCAGCGGTTTCAGCAAAGCTACGTTCAAACGCGGCTTGTTCCTGCTGTTGTTCATCCATGTGTCATGCACTCCTGTTTGATAGCCAAGGTCAGTAATCACCAACGTCGGCCGACTGCACCGGGGCCGGCTGTGCCAGCGCCAGTAACTCCTTCCAGGTTGCAATGCGCCCACGCAGTTCAGCTGTGCGCACCGCATCCAATGTGGGGCTGTCGTTCTTACTGCGCAGCGTGGTCAGTTGCTGCTCGGCATGTTTTGCCAGCGCGCGCCACGTTGGCGATGTGAAATCCAGCTCCGTTTTCATGAGCGCAGTTTCCCGCTGTACGTTGACTATTGCGAACCCTACAGGGGTGCTGCGCCATCAGCCCCCGGAGTCTCAATGCCCTGGCGCACGCCAATTTCTGGGCTGATTGGATTAGCGGGTGTCAGCGGATTTGTGTTCTGTCGTGTTTCAGATGCGGGCAATCCGGCAGGCGCCTCGGGAACAATCGGCGCCGCATCTTGGTCTTTGAAGCCGACGGAGTGGGCCAATCCATCCGCCAGAGCAGCTACCGCTGGATTCATCGAAATCACCTGCGCCGTCTGTACCCCGCTATAAAGCGTTTCCATTCCGCGATTGGTTGCATCCGAATCTGCCTTGCGTGCCTGGGCTTCCAACAGCTTGGCCTTGGCCTGCACGGTTGGATCCTGCTCTTGCTGGCTACGCTGGGCCTTCTGCTCGTCAGAAAGCTGGAAGTTCGCAGGATCAAGTCGCTGGCCCTTGCACAACTCGGCTGCCAGCTTTGCCGGGTCAAGCTCGTAGACAGGATTTGCAGCCACCTGCAACAGTGTCATCAGGAACTGCTGCTGAGCATCACGCTCCACTAAGGCACTGGATGCACGCACATCGATTTGGAAGTCGCCCTTGATGCTCTCGTCATCGCTGTAAGCCATCAGCCAGTCGAAGTACCGCTGGATGTGTGGCCTGGTCATGTAGTCGTCGAAGCGCTTGGCCAGTCGACGCAGCACGCTCGTAGCGTTGTTGTTCTGCATCTGCATTCCGCCCAGGGTGTTGGGCGCATCCCCTCGGATACCCTGCAGCATGGCTGGCATGCCGGTTGTATCCTCTGCCATCTTGAGCGCGAAATTGATGATGTTCATCAACTCCGCCTGCACACTGGGCACCACAAATGCACTGAATGCAGCTCGTGTATCGCTGGCATCTGCGTCCGCCTCCGCCTTCCAGACCTTCCCCGGACTCAGCGTCCAGCGCCCGTCCATTGGTGTCACGCCGTTGCCAACAACAATCTGAGGGGCAGCCGACAAGCCCGAGTTATCCATCATGGCGCGCACGCTGCCATTGAGCATGCGTTGCACTGTGCGGATCTGACGGCCAACACCGACACCCCATGGTAAGCCTGGGCGACGCTGCCAAGCCAGCACGTCATAAGGAAAGTCTCCGTTCTCCTGCGGGCTGAGTACCACCTTCACAAGCCGGTCATTTATGAGAACTGCCATCGTCGGCAGCCGATCTTCATCGGCATCTTCCAGTTCGACGCCAAGCCGCAGCAGCGTTTCGCGTGCGCAATGACCGTAGAAGATCCACATTTCATACTCATCATCGCCTACTCGGTACACCGCTTCGGTTCCTTCTCGAGCTCGAGATGGCCCTTCGCGAAGTGCGCCCAGCAGCTCTGTCGCTTCATAACTTTCGTCAGCCAGCATTTCCTTGATCTGCCGCTTGCCGATGTACTCACGCTCCCATGTGTAGCTTCCGTTATGGATGTTCTCGCCGCAGGAGGGGTCAGGGAAGAAGTCCCAGCAGTCGATGCGTTTGCTACCGGGCTTGATCTCGCTCACCTTGATAGGCTCAATCAACTGAGTGACAGGATTCTTCCGGCTCATCCGTACCGTTCGCTGTACCGGGAAAGGACCCTTGAGCACGCCAGAGCCGATTCGCGCCGAGTCCTCGATCACCTGGCGCACCTCACCATGCCAATTGCTTTCAACCAGCGGATCTTCGATCGCGCGTTGCATGCGCTCCGCTGAATCCCTAGCCTTGGCGGCAGTTTCTTCCAGGAGTTGCTGCACCTGCAAAACATCATCCATTCCCATAGCCCCGGCCAGCTTCGTCAGCTGAAGCCCACTCAGGCGCGGCAGTGGCGTCGGCTTGATCTCCCACGCCCGGTCATCTGTGGGCAGAAGCATGTCTGCCACCCGTGCACTCGCTGCATCAACATAGGGTCGTGTGATGTTCAAAAACACAACTGAACGTGAAGCAGGCGCCTGACGGGCCGCCGTACCAAGCACTGCAGATTTGCGGCTGCGATACAACTGGTTGGCGTTCTGGAATGCACGGTTCGCGTCGTCAATACTCTGATAGTGCTCTTCGTCCTCTGTCCACTCTTCCTCGATGCCGGAGCCAGCACGGCCGGCAATCGCCTCTTTCCGCTTGGCCAATAGCGTGATGAGGAACTCACCACGCATGTCGCGCGGCTCTGCGGAATCGGCTTGGGCCAGCAGGCCCCCTTGTTTTTCGGTGGCTTGCATGTCAGTACCCTATCTCTCGATCCAAAGGTGCCCAGCCAACGCCAGTCGGCACAACGGGCTTCTGTTGCTGGCTGCGCAGCATGTGTTCTGCAGATTGCGCGATATAACGGAAGTTATCTGCGCCATGGCTGTATTGGTCATGAAGCGGCACAGTCGCCTCATTGGTCCTGGTATTGATCTGCCGCTGGTATCGCTTCAGGCACTCCAACAGACGCGCCGTCTTCACAGCGTCGAAATAACAGCGTGGGAAAAGCATGCGCGCAGCTTTGATCCCCTCTTCCACATCCAGCGCAGCCAGGCATGTCACTCGCTGGCGGCCCAACTCCCGCAGGATCATCTCGGCATTCTTGCCAGTCTGGGGGTTCTTGGTTTTGCCATCATGGGGCAGATAGTCGATACCCCAGCGGTAGGGGCGCTTCTCCAGTTGCGCCACATACCATTCATAGGTTCTGTGGCTGTCCTCCAGGTAGTCGATCAGCCGCACGTCCTGCGGGCCGACTTGCACCATGGTGATGGTCATTGAGTCGTTCCAGCCCAGATCCCATACCGTATGCACTGGCAGACGCGGGTCATAGGGAACGCGGCAGGCCCGACCATCAGCATACAGGTGTTCCACCTCATGACGGTAGATTGCCCCGGCTGCCACCTTGCGCGCCTTCCCCTCCCAGATATGCTCATAGTCGTCCTTGAGCATGGATCGTTTGGCCTTCTTGCGCTCATCCTCAAGAACTGAAGGGAACCAGGGGTTGTCACGCCAGTTGATCTCGCAGACCCAGGTATCAGGGCTCGGTGTGCCCACGAATCGTGAATAGGTCTCGTCGGTCTCCATGTCCGGATTCAGGGTCAGCCAGATCTCGGAGCCTTCCTTGCGTATCGTTGGGATCAGCACATCCCAAGAGACTTTGCTGACGCCGTGGGCCTCTTCTACCCAGACGATATCCACGCCTTCATAGGATTTGATGGAATCCACGGTATGGGACTGCAAGCCTGAGAACAGGAACAATGAACCATTAATTCCCCGGATTTCGGTGTCCAGGACCTCATAGAACGATTCGAGGCCCAGGCGAACCACCGTATCCTTCAGCAACCGGTGAACCGAATCCTTCATGGAACGTTGCACCTCACGGGCGCACAGCACACGCAGAGGCCGATCAGCCGCCATCACCAGCAGCGCAGCTGCAACTGCCCAAGACTTCCCACCGCCACGGCCGCCGTGCATCACCTTGTAACGACGCGCGGCAAAAAGCGGCTGCAGCTTCTCAGGCAACTGCAGCTTCTGGAATGGTGGTTCAGTGATGGCGTTCATTCGTCATCACCTTCGATACGTGCTGCAGGCTTCACGAACTCCACCGCGATCCTGGCCAAACCATTGCCACCCAGGCAAGCACCAGGGTCAACCTTGTCCATGCCAAAGGCTGTGCGCTCCATGTCCACCAGTTTCTGCAGGCTCTCGGCCAGCACCTTCATGGTTTTGGAACGCTCGGGCAGACTGATCACTGCCTGGTACAGCTCATTCAGCTTGTCTCGCCCGGTCTTATCGTCCGGATTCTCCAGCAACTCACCGAGGTCGCCCAGCAGCACCAACGTTTCCGGATCGGTCTGCTGTTCCAGTTCCTGTAGCAGTGCATTCGTCAGCCGACGTGCCCGGTGAATGTCACGCCGGTGTGCCAACCGCACGTCAGCCACCGTCTGAGCATTGGCTTCAACCACCTGCTTTTCGGCCACCCTGGTATCCGCGGATACCGTTTTGGATACCGCAGCTCTGGATACCAGTGCATCGGCCTTCGCCTGGATCTTCTGGGATAGATCACGCTCCCATCCGTCACGCTTGGCCCGCTTGTTGATCGCGCCATGGGTGATGCCGTGCTCTTCAGCTATCTGGCGCAGCGTCTTGATCCCTGCTCGGTAATCAAGCTCAATGCGCTCCCAATCAACCTGGACGCGGGAAGACCCGGGGGCTACGCCCCCTGTATCAGTGGTGCTTTCAACTTTGGGAGATTGCTTGTGGGAAGTCATTGCTACGGATGATTACCGCAGCACCCACAATGGTCGAACCCTACACGGGGGAGTCGATTTGACCCTTATCGACAGCGCTTTCAATGCGATGAAGTTCCTCAATTTCACTGGGAGACATAGCAGCTTCCTTTACAGATTTTGGAATGCTGTACCAAGGACCTCTGTGCAACTGCTATCAGGAGGCAAACCCAGGCTCAGGCGATCAGATCTAACTGTTTGGTTGCAAGTGCAGCTTTCAGCTGTTTCGCCATTGCAGCCTGTTCGCGCTCCATATCACTGATACGATCCGCCAGCCCCATGCGTGACGTTTGGGTACTCACATTCATGTTCCGTGGCCTTGTCACTGCAGCTGGCTACACCATGCCGCTTGAACAGTGCGAAGCACGCGCACGCGAGCTTGGCCCGGACTACACACATCCTGTCTGCATCAATGCTCAGATTCCATCCTGCCGGATTTACCGGGACAGGTCGGAAGAATTCCACGAATGGCAGCAATGGTGGGAGAAGCACTGCAGGCGGGCGAACAAGCCAGTAAAGGAAGAAGAGTGATGCGAGCCCTACTACTTATTGCTATCGCAGGCGTGGCATACAGCCAGCCCATCACCATGCGGCAGTTCTACCACTTCACTGGCCGCACCGTACCTGGTGCTGTTGCTGCGAAGTGTGAGCAGGATGGCGGCTGCTATGTGCTCACACACAAGGAGTTGATGGACGGCCTGCAATCCGCCCATCGCGCGGGGCAAAGATCGGCCCAAGCTCAACAGAGGGAGGGACAGTGATGCGAGCAAATCCAGTCCGCCTCATCTACGGTGTTGGCTTCGAGCCTTGCGCGATTGCTGATGCCACCCACGTCACCCTCAACATTCCAGGCCCAACAGGCTTGCTCACCTTGCCCGTGATGCTCAAAGGTACGCGGGAAGGTACTGGCTGCTGGACGTGGAACGGAAGCACCGACGCACCAACACTGCGCCCAAGCGTACTGACTGAGGGCCATGACTTCCGGTGCCATTCCTGGATCAACGACGGAAACGTGCAGTTTCTATCCGACTGCTCGCACGAATTGCGTGGGCAGACCATACCCCTACTGGACATCGACGCCCAGGCCCAACCACAGAAGGACAGCACCAATGAATGAGTATCTGATCGCCCATGTGGGCCACACACAAAGGCTCGACGAGCATATTTACTGGTGGAGGCCTGAGAGCCTCGGGTACACGATTTGCGTGGACAAGGCTGGCCGATATTCCGAGCAGCAGGCGAGAAGCATTTGCGCGGAAACGGTATGCATAGCAGTCCCTGTGGAGGCGGCAAAGGGCTTGGCGCGCACAACGCCCTACTTCCGACTGCCAAACGGCACGCTCGGAAAGCTCTACGACGGTGGCCCACACAGCCCGGTAGAGAATCGCCCCAAAGAATGGGCCGCTATCAAGGAGCATGCGCTTTTGATCGGCAAATACGCAAAGCCAACCCCAATGGCGGCATCAAAACAGCGTGCCATCTACGTGGACGCTTTGATGGCAGCCCAGGCCGAGCCCGCCCCCAAGGAGGCACCATGACCAAAATGCGTAGCAGCCTTGCAGCACTTGCGGCAATAACCCTGATAGGCGCACCAGCGGAAGTGGCTAGCGCAAACGATAGAAAAGACCGAACGGTGCGTGGCACAAAGCTACGTGTACCGAACCCTTGGTATTCAAGCGACCGTAGGCGTGCCCAATGGAAAGATGAAACCAACCGCCGTGGACGCAACCGATAGGAGGCACGATGAAAACCCTCCACCTCCCTCTCAAGCGGGAATACTTCGAGGCCATCCGCGACGGCACAAAGACAGAGGAATTCAGGCTTGTCACGCCGTATTGGGTGCGCCGTCTCGCAGGCCGCACCTACGACGAGATCGTGCTGACCCTGGGTTACCCCGCCCGAGACGACCACGCCCGGCGCCTGGTGCGCCCATGGCGCGGCTTCACGATCAAGACCATCACCCACCCGCAATTTGGCTCTATGCCGGTGCAGGTTTACGCCATCGATGTGAGGGCACCATGACCAAAATGACCACGCCATGCAAGCACATGGCCTTTGATGCGAAGTGCGCCGTTGCACGCATTGAG